TGGCCGAGCTAACAATGCGGCCATGAGTATATGGACCCACACCGAACTCGACTCGCAAATTGCAGCCTTTAAAGCGGCCTTGATTAAGGTCGCCTCCGGGCAGTCCGTTCAGGTCGGCGATACAAACTATACCCGCGCTGACCTTGGATCCATCCAGAAGACCCTCGAATATCTGAATCAGCAGAAGCTGTCCCTTTCCGGGGCAGCCGGGCCGCGCGTTGTGCCCGGGCGGGTGCGCAGATGAGCGCGGCGAACTTCATTGATCGCGCTATCGCGTATGTGAGCCCGCAGGCCGGACTTAACCGACTGAAGGCGCGCGCGGGCATGATGCTGGCTGAGCGTGGCCTGGAAGTCGCCGCAACCATGCCGGTGCGCCGTGATTCTGGTAGCCGCAAAAATACCTTGTCATCTTGGAATCCCTTGCGTCACTCGCGCTATTCCGAATCCTCAGAGCGCAAGCTCAGCCAGGACCGGGCCGATGACCTTGTGGCGAATGATCCCTATGCCGCTGGAACAGTGGAATCCATGACGGTCAATGTCATCGGGACAGGGCTTCGCCCGCAGGCCCAGCCAAACATGAAGCGGCTCGGCATCACGGATGAACAGGTGGCCGCCTTTGCGGCCAGTGCGGAATGGGCATGGAAACTTTGGAACCGTGAGGCGGACGCATGTAGCTGCTGCTCTTTCGCGGATATCCAGTTCGTCAATTTCCGCTCAATCCTCACCCATGGCGAGTTCATCAACCTGCAAGTGAAGGTAAAAGAGCCCGGGCGGACGTTCTCGACAGCTTTGCAGCGCATTCACCCGCAGCGGCTACGGACCCCCCTCGACCTGGTGAGCGATCCCAATATCCGCGAAGGCGTTGTGCTTGGTGAGCGTGGCCAGCCTGTGAGTTGCTGGATTGCCAACCCGGACGATGGCGTGATGTTGCGCCTAACTTCTTCGGACTTCCAGAATCTGCCCATCAAGCGCGCCCACCGCAACGTGGTCTACCACCGGTTTTTCCACCGCGATCCGGAGCAGGTGCGCGGCACAAGCATTCTTGCCCCCGGCATGAAAAGCTTTCGCGACCTGGGCGACTACTTGGACTTTGAATTGGTGGCCAACATCGTTTCCGCAAGCTTCCCTTTATTCATTGCCACGGACAATGCCGAAGACATCCCCGGCAGCGAGTCTCCCAATGGGCCAAAGACAGACCGAGGCCGCATCTACAACGAATATGAGCCGGGGCAGGTTATGTATGGCCGCAACGGTGAAAGACCAACTGTTCTTGAATCCAATCGGCCGGGAAACAATTTCGGCACCTTTGTGGAGCGCGTGCTGCGCGGACTCTCCGCCGCCACGAATATGCCCTATGAGGTTCTGGCCAAGGACTTCTCCAAAACCAACTACTCCAGCGCTCGCGCCTCATTGCTTGAGGCTTGGCGCGTTTACCTGCTGTACCGCGCTGGCATGGTCAACTGGTTCTGTCAGCCCGTGTATGAGCAGATCATGGAAGAGGCTTTTCTGCGCGGCATGTTGGAAATGCCAGCCGGTGCGCCGGATTTCTACGAAGCCAAAGCCGAATGGTGCAACACAACGTGGATCGGCGCAGCGCGTGGCCACGTGGACCCGGTGAAGGAAATGTCCGCAAACAAGGTGGCCCTGGGGGAAAACATCACCACCTTGAGCCAGATCGTGAGCGAGCAGGGCGGCGATGACTGGGAAGCCACTATGGAACAGCGCGCGCGTGAGATCAAAAAAGCCCAGGCACTTGGTCTGCCCATCAATGCTTCGAACATCCTTATCACGCCCGACATGGATCAAGAGCAAAACACGCGGCAGGAGACTGACACATGAGCCTGGAAGATTTCCTCGACGGTCAGCAGTGGGCCATTAAAAGCGAGGTGCTGGAAGGCTTTGTCCAGTTGCTTGATCTGCGCTCATCCGGTGCTGATTTGGAGTCCTTTGCCGCAAAGATGAGTGGTGCCGCTCAACAGCACCGCGCGGCCAAGGCTCAGGGGGTAACGGCCATCATCCCTGTGGATGGAACGCTGTCCAAGCGCTCTTTCTTGTTCGACTGCGGTTCCACATACGCGGGGATTCGCGAGGCCATCCAGGCCGCGCTGGACGATCCCGGCGTGTCCAGCATCCTGCTTGATGTGGATTCGCCCGGGGGCACCGTTTCCGGCGTGTCCGAGTTGGTTGATTTCATCGCGAAGGCCGACATCATCAAGCCGGTCTATGCCTATACGGACGGCCTCATGTGCTCCGCGGCATACTGGCTGGCCAGCGCCGCGCGGCAGATCATGGCCGCGCCCACTGCCACGGTGGGCTCAATCGGCGTGCTCGCCACCCATACCGACCGCAGCGCACGCGACCAGAGCACGGGCATCAAGCGCACCATGATCACAGCCGGCAGCCACAAAGCCATCGGCCACGATGCTGCGCCTCTGGACGACAAGTCTCGCGCAATCATCCAGGCCAACCTGGACCAGCTGTACGGGATTTTCACGGACACTGTGGCCACAAACCGCAACTTGGCGGTGAGCGACGCGGAGCAGTGGGCGGACGGCAAGGTGTTCCTGGCCGCAGACGCCAAGGCGCAGGGGCTCATTGATGAAGTGGGTACGCGCGATAACCTTTTAGCCAAAATTTCCCATCAGGAGGAACCCATGGATCTGAAGCAGCTCAAGGCGGAACATCCCGACCTGGTCACGGCCATCAAGGCCGAAGCCACCACCGAAATCAGCCAGAAGCTGGCCAACGTCGAGGCCGCTTCCACGCAGGCCGTGCAGGCCGAGCAGAGCCGCGTTGTCGGTCTGGTCAAAGTCATGTTCGGCGAGGAAACCGGCGCCAAGCTCGAAGGTCTGGCCAAGTCCGGAATGACCCAGGAAATGGCCGTTTCCGCCAAAGACCTTTTGGGCGGCACTATTCCGCCCAAAGCCGAAGGCACCAGCCAGGCCCAGAAGGAAGCCCTTGCGGCGCTTGAGAAGGCCAACGCCGAACCGCTCAAGAGCGGCGCGGAAGCTGGCAATCTGGACTTCATGGCTTTGGTTGCGGCGGCCCAGAAGGATGATCCCAAGCTTACCAAGGGCCAGGCCATTGCCCACGTGGCCCGCACCCACACCGAGGCGCACCAGGCCTGGGTGCAACAGCAGCAGCCCAAGGCCCAGAAGGCCTAAGGAGGACACCATGCCCTACATCGACGAACCCAGAAAGACGTTCACCGTCGGCAGCACCGACATTCCCGCATATCGCCTGTGCAAGCTCGCGAGTGGAGTGCTCGCGCTCATGACCGCCACGGCCACGGACAAGCTCATCGGCGCCACCCGTGAGCTTCTTTTGGCTGGTGAACCCGGCGCCGTAAAGATGATGACTTCGACCGGCACCATGGAGATCGAGACTGCCGGTGCTGCCACCAGCGGCGCGGACGCGTTCGCCGCCGCCGACGGCAAGGTCCAGGCCCTGCCCTCGGGCGCGGGCACCTACCGTCGCATCGGCACTTTCCTGGAAGGAGCCAGTGCTGCCGGGGCGATTGTCGAGGTGCTGCCCGACGACTTCAACAGCACAGTGACCGTGTCCTAGCGACGCGGCGGAAGAAAAGAAAGGAGAACCACAATGCCCACTCCCAGCAATTCCACCGCGATCATTCGCCCGGAACTGGCCACCTGCGCCTATGAGTACTCGCTTGACTCCGCCAAAAGCGGCTACATCGGCGCTGAGGTGTTGCCCGTGTTTGAGACCGATGTTGAAGGCGGGCAATATCCGGTCATTCCCCTCGAGGCCCTGCTCTCCATTCCGGAGACCGCCCGTGCCGATGGTGGAGCCTACAGCCGTGACGACTTCCACTACGATGAGGATGACTACCTCTGCAAGGAAAACGGTTTCGAATCTCCGATCGACGACAAGCAGGTCAAGCGCCTCAGCCGCTATTTCGATGCGGAACTCGTGGCCACCCAGCGCTGCATGGATGTGATCCTGCGGCGGCAGGAGAAGCGCATCGCCGATCTGCTCTACAGCGAGGCCAACTTCACGCCGCACACCGTGGCCGCTGCCTGGAGTTCCACCGACACGGCGGATCCTCTCGCGGACGTCAACGCCGGCATTGAGGAAATCGAAGACCTCACCGGCCTCTCCCCCAACACCCTCATCATCAACAAGCCTATCTTCCGGTCTCTCGGGCTGTGCAACGCGCTCATCGATCGCATCAAATACACCAACCCCAACGTGCAGCGCGGCCAGATCGGCTCCGACTTGCTGGCGCAGTACTTCGGCGTGGACCGTGTGCTGGTGGCTGGCGGTGTTTACAACAGCGCCAACAAGGGCCTTGCCAAGTCCATCGCTCGCATCTGGTCCAGCACCTACGCTATGCTGTGCGTCACCTCCAGTGGTGGCATGGACCTGCGCGAGCCCAGCCTGGGCCGCACTTTCATGTGGACGCAGGATAGCCCCACCCCCGTGGTGGTGGAGAGCTACCGCGAAGAGCAGATCCGCAGCAACGTGATCCGCGCCCGCCAGAACACGGCGGAGAAGCTGACCATGAAGGCCGCTGGTTACCTGCTCAAGGGCGTCCTCTAAGCGGATAGCCACCTCCTCGCATAGCCCCGCCTCTGGCGGTCTGGTCCGGGAACCCCGGGCCGCCGGAGGCGGGGCAAACAAAAAGGACAGGCCATGCAGGAATTGTTCGAGCACTTTGGGTTCAAAGCCGGTTGGTCAACCTTCCTCGCCTGCTTTGCCTGGATCCTGGGCGGGCTCGATGTCGCGGTACTCGCCCTGTTCATACTGTACGCCGTGGATTTCGCCCTCGGCCTGTACATGGCCTGGGCCACCAGCTCGCTGTCCTCGTCCAAGGCCCGGAAGGGAATGGCCAAGTTCGTGCTCTACGTCATTGTCATCGCCTGCGCCCACATGCTTGATCTGGCCATGTCCAAAACCTTCCCCTTCCTGGCCAACTACGTGCGCGACACCATGGTCATCTTCGTGGCCATCAACGAATTTCTTTCCGTGTGCACGCACCTGGCCGCCCTTGGCCTGCGCGTGCCCGAGGCCCTGCAAGCGCGCCTGCGCAGCTACCGTGACGGCGCCCTGGACCGCCCCGGCCAGCCGGGCAGCCTTACCCCGGCCCCAGCGCCGCCCCAGCCTGCTGGTGACGGCTCCGGAGGTGCGCAATGAACCCCACTTATTTCCCCCCCAAGCTTTTGCTGGAGCAGTTCAAGCGGCACGAGGATCTGCGGCTGGTGCTCTACCTCTGCCCCAAGGGCAAGGTCACCGGCGGTTGGGGCCACAATTTCGAGGCCCGGCCCGTGCCCGGCATCCCCGCCGTGCTCGGCCAGCGCCTCAGCCTGGATCAGGCCGAACGGCTGCTCATGACGGACGCCATGCTCGACGGCGCGGCGGTGCTGTCCCGCTGGCCCTGGGCTGGCGGCCTGGACCCAGCGCGCCTGGCCGTGCTGATCAACATGTCGTTCAACATGGGCGTGGACGGTCTGGCGGGCTTCCGCAAGACCCTCGCCCTTGTCCAGGCGGGCGACTACGCCGGGGCCGCGCTTGAGATGCTGCGCAGCGATTGGGCCGAGCAGGTTGGCGACTACGCCCCTGACTCGCCCAAGGGCGTCAAGAACAATCGGCCCGGCCGCGCCTGGGAACTTTCCCGGCAGATGCGCACCGGCGAATGGTGGGCGTCATGATTTCCTGGCTCACCAGCAAGCTCTCCGGCCTGGCCGCATCCTCGCTTCTCAGCTGGCCTGCGCTGGCCGTGGCCTTGATCCTCGGCATCGGCTGCTACGGCTGGGGCCACACCAGCGGCTACGGCGAGGCCGACGCCAAGGGCAAGGCAACCCTGAATGAACTACGCACCGGGTACGCCACAGCCGGGGCCGAGTCCCTGGCCAAGGCGCTCGACCGCAATATCCAGTTGGTGGAGGCTGGCAACGCCATCGCCGCCGACCTCATCACCGCCCGGCGCGAGCTGGCTGCCGCCCGCGCCAACATCACCCGGAGGATGACCGATGCAACGCTTGCTGATTCTGGCGCTTGTTCTCTTGGCCCTGACGTCGTGGAGCTGCTCAATGAAGCCTACGGATACCCTGTTCGTCCCGACTCCCTGCCCGAAGCACTCGCTCCCGGCGGAACTGCGGGCCGACCCGGTGAAGGCGGACAGAATGGCGGCGGGATACGCCGCCGAGCATCCCTAGCCGACCTGCTGCTTTGGTCGCGCGACATGGGCCAGTACGTGCGCGATCTTGAGCGCACCAGCGCCGCCCGTCTGCAGCTGCTGGAGGCGTGGTCCCAATGACCGAGTTCGCCGACATCGCTTCGGATTTTCTAGACATGCTCGGAGAGCCCGTCGCCTATCAGGCAGGTGAGGCCACCTCTGTGCAGGTGCGGGCCGTTGTTTCGCGCCACGGCCTCGGACCGTGCCCTTCCGAGTGGCCGAGCGATATTTTCTCCCACAGCGCCCGCCATGCCGAGTTTCGTTTCAGCGTGGCCGACGTGCCGCAGGAACCCACGCCAGAGGACAGCATCAGCGCAGACGGCTTGATCTATGAGGTGCGCGCCGTGGCGCGCGAGCCGAAGACCGGTCCCGAGGCAATGTGGTGGATTTGCCTCTGCGCCGCGCAGCAGCGCGGGAGGTATTGATGAGCCTGAATGACGCCATGGGCTTTGTGGGTCCGGTTGGCCCCGGCCACGTGTACGGCCAAAACGCCGATGGCGTGGTGAACATCCGCGGGCGCACATACGGCTTCCATTCCGGTGGCGGCACGTTGTTTCGCATCAACGACACAGTAACCCCGGCCATGGCCATGCTTGCGCGCACCTTCCCCGCGGAGCTGAACAAAGCTTTGGCCTCGCTGGGCTGGATCTTGCGCAAGAAAGTGCGCGAGGCCATGCGCGCAGGTGGTCCCCCGGGAACCAACTGGCCCAAGTCGGCGGGCATTGGGAAGCTGCAAAAGCGGGGCGACCGCGCCTGGCGCACGCGCGCCAGCAACCCGAACACCGGACACTTCGGCCACTTGTACATGGCCGTTGGCTACATGCGCGAAAAGTCGCTTCAGCGCGTGCGCGTGGGCTTCCTGTCTAAAGAAAGCGCCCGCTACGCCGTGTGGGTGCAGCAAGGATTTAAGACCGGCGTTACAGCCCGCATGCGCGGTTTGTTCAGCGCTCGCGGCCTGAAGATTGGCAAAAAAACCAGCATCGAAACCCCGGCGCGTCCTTTGGTCGAGCCTGTGTTTCGCGCGGTGGAAGATCAAATCGCCCCGTACATCGAAGCCAAGATCGCGTCCTATCTTGTAGAGAAGCGTTTGCTTGGCCGCGTCGGCTAGGAGCCGCCATGAACGAAATGCCTGAATCGTACGACATCGCTCTGGCTTGGTCTACGGCGCTTTCCGGGTCGCCGGACATTGCCGCCTATTGCCAAAACCTGTTCGGCAAGCGTGCGCATGTAACGCTGGGAGCCCCCTACACCGACACCCTGAATGAAAAGGACGCCCCCTACATCATCGTGCTTCCGGCGAAAGATGAAGGCGGGTTTGAAGCCCAGCTGGCAGTATCCACGGTTGCCGTGGTGCTTGGCATACATTGCCAGGAAACACAGCCCATAGACCAGGGCGAGGACCTTGAGATTCTTGGCTATCGTCTGTTGCGGGGCTTTGAGCAGACAGTTGTTTCCGTGCTTGCTCAAACAGAGTTCGCGCCTTCGACCTGGGAGGGCGAAACGTCGCGGCCGGGCCGCGCCTTGTTCGAGCGGGCAGTCTTTTACGAAATCGAACAACATCGCACCATCTAGCGGAAGGAGGACCTTATGACTGAGCAGGCCAGAGGATACAAAGGCAAGAGCATCATCGACTTCGAGGCCACGTTCGGCGTGGCCCCGCCGGTTGAATCGCGCAAGGGCTGGCGGGTGCCGATTGAAAAAAACACCATCACCGCCACGGCCAAGCTCACGCAGAAAACCACCCTGACCGGCCGGCGCGATCCCACGGCTCCGGACGTCGGGAACGTGGATGTTTCCGGCGGCCTGTCGGTCCCGGTTGACGCCCACAACTTCGGCCTGCACCTGCGCAGCCTCTTCGGTTTGCCGACAACCGCCGTCGTCGCGGCCGTGTCGCTCAACGCCGCGGCTGTGGTGAACAAGGGCTCCGGCAAGGTCGGCCTGCTCAGCACGGCGCACGGCTTGTCCGCCGGGGCGCCGGTGCTTATCGAAGGCACCTCGAACTACGATGGCTCCTACACCCTGCAGCCGGGAACCAGCGCCAACGAATTGGTCATCAGCGCAACCTACACGGCGGAAACCCTCGCCGGAACGGAAACCTGCACTCTGGCCCAGCAGGTTGCGCTGCTGGGCGCCGCGCGTGATGCGGGCTCCGGCAAGGTCGGTTTGCCCAGCCCGGCACATGGTCTGCCTGTGGGCAGCCGCATCACCGTGGACGGCTCCACCAGCTACGACGGAATCTACACCGTCTTGCGCGGCAGCACCTCGGCGGAACTCCTCATCACCAAAACCTACGCGGCGGAAACTTTTTCCGCCGGGGCTGTTACCGCCACCGCCCCGTTCTACGACCATGAATACAAGCTGGGCGACTACATGCCCAGCATGGTCAACGACAAGGCCTTTCCGGACCTCCCCGCGTACTTCCTGTATCGCGGGCTGAAGCCCGGAAAGCTGGCGCTCACCCTTGGCGGCGAGGGCGGCTTGTCGGCCAGCATCGACTACATTGGCGCGGGAGAAGACAAAAGCACCTCCCCCTATGTGGCCGCTCCGGTGGAGCTCCCCATCCGCACGTTCATGCAAAAGGGCTTGTCGCTCATGGAGGGCGGCGTGGCCTACTCCAAGCGTGTCAAATCCGTAACCTTCTCCCTGGACTGCGGCCTGGATGACACGGGCTACACCATCAACGACCCGGATACTGCCGGGGAACGTGGCGACATCACCGAAGGCTTGGTGCAGATCGGCGGCGAGCTGGAAGCCTTGTTCAAGGATGTGGATCTGGTGGACAAGGCCATTTTGAGCAGCACCAGCAGCCTGCTGTTCACCTGCGTGGAAGGCGGCTACCGCCTGCAAATCCTGATGCCGGAGATCAAGTACGAGCGCGACAGCCCCTCCATCGACGGTCCCAAGGGTGTGCTGGAAAAGCACACCTACATGGGCTTTTACAAATCCTCGGATGAGGGCTCCTGCATCGTGGTGCGCCTGCGCAACGAAATCTACACCTGGGAGCACTAAACCATGAAGATCACGCTGCCCGTAAGCGGCAAGGAAATCGAGCTGGCCGTCTGGTCGTGGGAAAAGGCCAAGAGTTTTTTCAAGCGCGCGGCCGAGTATCTTTCCGAGGGCCACAGCAACGAAGAGTGGATGGAGCACGCGCTGTCCGAGAGCTACCCGCCGGACATTTTGGACGAGGTGCTCAAGGCTTCGCCTGATGCATTGGCGCTTTACAACGACACTGTGCGTTTCAACAAGTCCGGCTCGGAGGCCGTAAAAAACTCCTTGCGGTCTGGGAGTGGGCAACCGACCCAGACCGCGTAGCCACCTGCGGGGCCTGCCGGGCCACGGACTATGACGGCCAGGAGGATTGCTCCGCATGCGAGCTTAGCCACGGCCCGGCGCTGAGCCCGGAGAATGAGACGGCCTGGAAGCTCTGGAGCGGCGTGCAGACCCAGTGGCGCATGGGCTTCGGCGGGGCGACCGGCCTTGATTATCAAGCCCTGGACACGGTGGCCAGGGTGCAGGGCATCCAGCTGGACAGGATGATGCTGGAGAAGATCCAGGCGCTTGAGGGCGCGCAGCTGAAACGCTGGGCGGAAATGCGCAAGGCGAATAAAGGCAAGGGAGACTTCGGTGGCGGCTAGGCTAAGCGAAACGATCTATCAGGAGGAGCACGTCGTGAACGCTTCATTCCCTGGGCAAAACCATTCGCGCCAGCTTGGCGTTGACGAAAGCTACGCGACCATCGCAATCGACATTATGGGCGTTGCGTGCGCACCAGGCCGCCAGCTCGTCAACGTCGGCCTCAACCTTTACGGCTGTGATTCCCTGCGCCCGGACGACGTCCATTCCCTGCTGCGCCAGCTCGACGAAGCGGGAATAGGTGTTGGGCAGCTTGTGGCGGTCTGCGCAGATGCGTAGCACCTCGGCATACTGTTCTTCCCGGTACCAGATGAAGCCGACGATTTTAGGTCGCATGGGCAGCCTTCCTCCCTGTGCGTTTCAGCTGTTCTGTTCGATATCAGGTTCTGCGAATTCCGCAACCTCCCTCTTGACAACTTCCCGGCCATCTGCCATTGGCGGGGCAGGTGCTAGTAACACCTTTAGCGAAGGACGGCCCCACGCCCGTCAGACCCCGTGGGATTTTTGCTTTCCAGCCCCTGGAAAGAGCTTCGGCCTCAAGCCGGGTGTGGGACGAATACAAGACCCGAAAGGGAAACACTCCCGCCGCTCCTTCGCGGTTACTAGCACCCGGTTTTTGTCGATAGTACGACAAAGGCCCCTAGTAAATCGAAGGAGTTCCAGCATGTCTACTCCCCAGCCTTTTGTCCTGTCCGAGGAAGCGGCCCAACAATTGCGCAGCCAGTTGTGGGACGCGGAATCCATTCTGCGCCTGCTCGTCGATCACACGGAAATGCTCATCAACTCGCCGGGCGAGTTGCACAGCCTGGACGGCTTCCCTGCCGTGCTCAAGGCCGCCGCCGACAAGGTGGAGAAGGTGAGCACCAGCCTGGAAAGTTTCCACCTGCCCCGCATCCAGGGCGGCAAGGTGCTGCCCTCCCGCGCGGATGAAGCCGCTACGTTCCAGCGCAAGGGGGCCACCCATGCGTGATCTCACCCCGGTCCTCTCCCTTTCCTCTGGCCGCCCCGTGGTTTCCAGCCTCAACATAGCTAGGCACTTCCAGAAGCAGCACCAACATGTGTTAAGAGCCGTTGCTGAGTTGTGGGCCAAATTGCCCGACGATTTTAGCCAGTCCAATTTTGGACTGGCTGACTACCTGGATTCACAGGGAAAAAAGAGACCCTACTATGAACTGAGCCGCGACGGCTTCACGCTGGTGGTGATGGGCTTCACCGGCCCCAAGGCCCTGGCCTGGAAGCTGCGCTACATTGAGGCTTTCAACGCCATGGAGCAGGAGCTGGTGCGCCTGGCCCTTGCCAGCGCGGAGCGGGAGAACAGCGCCCGCCACGTTGAGGACGCCGACAGCGACGGCCCCGCCATGCTGCCGGAGGCCATTGCCAACCTCAAGCCCGGCCTGCGCGCCACGGCCATGCACACCGCCGTGCAGGCCGCCCGGCTCACGGGCGGCACCGAGGCCGACATTGAGCGGCTGTTCCTCAAGTACTGCGGCTGGCTTTCCCCCAGGCCCGCGCCGCAAGCCCTGGACGCGGATGGCCGCACGGCCACGGGCTGGTACGCCGTGTTCCTGCAATGGCTGGCCGAGTGCGTAACCCGCAGCAAGGAAGTCAAGACCAGCTCCGAGAAGCTGTTCAGCCACTTTTGCCGCTACATGCACGAGCACCACCCGGAAATGCAGAAGCCCAGCCAGAAGGAATGGGGCCGCGAGATGCGCCCCCGGTTCCTGCGCGAGAAAGCCTCATGCATCTATTATCACGCGGCGTTGCCCAATGCGGAGGGCGCGGTGAGCCTTTCGCGCAAGTGGATGTGGAGCACCGAAACGGACGCAACGGAGCAGTAGGAGAAGCCGGTGGCAGCTGAAACACAAATCATCATCTCCGCCAAGGACCTGGCCACCGATGTGTTCCGCCGCGTCGGCACGGCCAGCGCAGGCCTGACCCGCATCTTCGAGGCCACGCGCAATCTTATCCCCTTTGCCGGGGCGGGCCTTGGCGTGCACGGCCTCAAGGAGCTCATCGAGAGTCAGGTCGAGTACATGGATCAGGCGGGCAAGATGGCCCAGATGACCGGCCTGACCACCCAATCCTACACCGAGCTGACTTACGCCGCCAGCCTGGCGGATATCACCGGCGAGTCCCTGAACAAGTCCATCGGCAAGCTGTCCAAGAACATGGTCGCCGCTGCGGATGGCAGCGGTGATGCGTATGACGCCTTCAAGGCTCTGGGCATCAGCGTCAAGGACAGCACGGGGCACCTCAAGAGCGCGGACCAGGTGCTGGCCGAAGTGGCCGACAAATTCAGCCAGTACAAGGACAGCGCGGAAAAGACCGCGCTGGCGCAGGCGTTGTTTGGCAAGAGCGGCGCCGAGATGATCCCGATGCTGAACAAGGGCTCGGCGGAGATCGCCAACATGCGGGCCGAGGCCCAGGCCCTGGGCCTGACCTTTGGCGACGACTTGGCCCGCCAGGCCGAGGAGGTCAACGACAACTTCAAGCGGCTGCACAGCCGCACGGAAGCGATGAAGATTATACTTGTCTCTGGCATGTTGCCTGCGCTGGAAGATATCAGCGTTGCTTTTCTCGCAGGGGGGAGCGAGGCTTCTGACTTTACTGGTACAATCGAGGCAATGGACCTCGTCTTACGTGGTGCTGGGAACACCGCGTTGTTTTTAAAAGCAGCGTTAGTTAGCTCGGCCCAGGGTTATCTGATGCTGAAAGACGCCATGAAAAACGGCCCCAACGTGCGGGATGAAATTAAACGTCGTGAAAAAATAATTAAGAACGAATGGCGCATGTATGCTGCCGGTGCCGAGATTCTTACTAACGGTTTGCTCTATCCCAAAGAAAACACTCATGGACTGCGCGGTCATGACGGGAGATCAGTTTACAATCCCGATGGACACTCTTCCGAGAAGAAAGACTCAGCCCCCATCGTGCCGAAGGGCGACAAGGGCGAGGGCGCTTCGACCATCAAGACCCTGACCCAGGAGGCCATGAAGGCCGAGCAGGGCCTGCGCGAAATGATGGGCACCTATCGCGAGCTGGAGCTTTCCCTGCAAGGCAACACCTTCGGCGTCACCTTGGCCAGGCAGGAAGCGGACTTTGTGAAGCAGCAGGACGAGGCGCTGCGCGAGCTCAAGCGCATTGCCGACGAACGCGCGGTGCTCGCCTCCAAGAACAAGCTCACGCCCGAGGCCTCCGGCCTGCTGGACAGGCAAGCCAGCGCGGTGACGACGCGACTCAACATGCTGCCGATCATCGATGCGCAAAAAGCCAGTATCGCCCACATCGCAAACGACATCGAGAAGCTGAACCGCGACGCCACGCACATGACCACCATGGCGGGCCTCACGGGCATGGGCGCGTACGGGGCGCAGATAGCGGGCATCAAGGCCAAGTACGAGGCTCTGCGCCAAGACCCCAAGACCAGCCAGCATTCTGTGCAGTGGGACGTGGAGCAGGAGGCCGCCCTGGCCCGCGCCGGGCAGGACCGCGCCAAGGCTCTGGCCCAGCAGCGCGGGGAACTGGCGCAGCTGACGAACAACACCAAGGAATATTATGCGTCCCAGGCCGAGGTGCTCACCATTGAGCGCGACCTGGCCGCCACAGCGGAAGAGCGAGCCATAAAGCAGCAGCAGCTGGACAAGGTGCTGGCCCAGAAGAACGGCGACGCCATGGACGGCATGGGCCGCGCGCTGCGCGCCTATGGCGCCGAGGCCTCGGACGTTTGGCAGAACTTCTACCGCGCGGGCACCAACGCCGCCAGCAAGGTGGAGGACGCCCTCACCGACGCCTTGAGCATGCAGGACGTGGATTTGGGCAACCTCGTGCAGTCCCTCAGCGCGGAAATGACGCGGGCGACTGTTGTCCGGCCCCTGCTGGGCATGTTGACGGAGGGGCTGTCCAGCACGGGCCTGTTTGGTGATCTTGGCCAAACAGCCGAAGCCGCGGCCCTGACCACGGCGGCGGTGGGCCTGGATGCTTCGTCTCTCGCCCTTAATACCTCGGCCTTCGCTTTGGACACCTCGGCCATAAGCCTGGACGCGGCGGCCATGGGCCTGAATGCGGCGGCCATGTCTCTTGGCGCGGGCGGCGTCACGTCCTCCGGCGGCGGCGACTCGAGCTTGCTCGGCGGCGTCGTTGGGAGCTTCTTCAACCTGGATGGAGCTTTCGCCGAGGGCGGCCACACCGGCGCGGGCAGGATCCTTGTGGGCGAGCGGGGCCCGGAGATACTGGACCTTGGCGGCAGCGGCTACGTTTACAACAACGCCGAGACAGAGGCCATGCTTTCCGGCGCTGGCGGCGCAAACATCAGCAGCAGCAACGTCACCATCCACCAAAGTTTCGACTTTCGCGGCGCCGACACCGGAACGGAGACCCGGCTGCGCGCCGCCGCAGGCATCATAAAGAAACAGGCCGTGGCCGAGGCCCTTGCCCAGGTGAAGGCCATGTCCGACCGGGGCGGCAAGTTCAGCCGCACCGTTGGCCGCAGGACATAGGGAGCAGCCATGACAGCGATCGCGTTTCCGACTTTGGCCAAGCGCCCAAGCTCCTGGAGCTGGAAGCTCATCGGCAACACACAGAGCTTTTCCAGTCCGCTTACTGGCAGCACGCAGACTCTGGAGCTGCCAGGCGCCCGCTGGTGGCTCCGGTTCGGCTACGAAAAGTTGCGCCAGGATGACGCCCGGGTCTTTGACGCCTTTCTGGCCAGCATGCGCGGCATGGCTGGCCGGGTGCTCATTGCGCCCATCCAGGCCGAGGCCCGGCGCGGCGTCGCCACCGGAACGCCCGTGGTGAGCGGCACGGGTCAGACAGGCCGCAGCCTGGTCACCAGCGGCTGGACGCCTTCCACTCCGCTGATCCTGCGCGTGGGTGATTATTTCAGCGTGGCCACGGCCAGCGGCCCGGAACTTAAAATAGTGACCGCCGATGCAGCGAGCGACGCTGACGGCGAGGCCACGCTGGCCTTTGAGCCGCCCTTGCGCGGCAGCCCGGTCAATGGCGCTGCGGTCAACATCAGCGCGCCGGAGTGCCTCATGCGTTTGCTGGACGTCGATCAGGGCGAGCTCTCGCTCAACTCCCCATACTACACGAGCTGGACAGGAGAGTTTGTGGAGGCCTGGCTGTGACGCGCGAGATAACCACAGATGCGGATGCGGCGGCGGCCTCGGAAGTTGTCCGGTGCCTGGACCTGGCCTTGTTCGAAATGGACTCCGGCGTGGTGCGCGTCACCGGCGCTCCCCATGACGTGAATTTTGACATGGACGGCGACGGCGAGGCGGAACTCTGGCGCACGCTCATGGGCCAGGGGCAGGTGAGCGGCGTGGAGGAGGGCGCCGAGCTGCAGAGTTACGGCCTCACCTGCACGCTGTCCGGCATTCCCCTCGAGGTTGTGGCGCTCGCCCTGGCCGAGCCGGTGCAGGGGCGCTTGGCTTATTTTTGGCGCTGCTTTCTCGATGAGGACCACCGCATCATTGGCAGCCCGGTGTTGATTTTCAGCGGCCGCATGGACGTGATGCCCATTGAAATCGGGGCCGAAGCCAAGCTGGAGTTGAGCGTGGAGAGCCGCCTGGCCGACTGGGAACGCACCGGTGGCAGCCGCTACACGGATGCCGAACAGCAGCGCCGCTGCCCGGGCGACCGTTTCTTCCAGTTCGTGCCCCAAGCCGTGGACAAGGAACTGACCTGGGGGAAATCATGAGGTTCGTCAGAACACACGACTGGCCCACCCGGCTTATGGACGTCGTGGTTGCCGCCAGGACCAAGCCCTTCGGCTGGGGCGAGAGCGACTGCTGCCTGTTCGCTAGCGACTGCATCTTGGCCATGACCGGCGTGGATCCCGCCGCCTGGTTCCGGGGCCGGTACACGACCCGCCGGGGCGCCATGCGCTGCCTCAAGGCTTTTGCGGGCGGCGGCATCGCCGCCACGGTGGAGCGCATCGCCGCCGATTGCCGCGCACCGGAAATACTGCCGACCCAGGCCCAGCGCGGGGACGTGTTGCTGGTGCACGCGCCGGAGTGCCCGCCGGAGCGCCTGGCAATGGGCGTGTGCGTGGGCGCGCATATCGCCGCCATGGGTGCGGCTGGCGTGACCCTTGTGCCCCTTGCGCGCGGCCTGCGCGCCTGGAGGGTGTAGTGGGCTCGGTTGTCGCCGCCGTCGTCATGGCTGTCGTCCAGGGCGCTGTGTATGGGACTTGGTTGTATGCGGGTATAGGGCTCGGCGTATCTCTGGCCGCAACGCTCATTAGCGGCGCGCTCCTGGGGGACGGCGCAAAGAAGTCAAGCGGCCTTGGCACAACGGCGACCGACCGCAAGCTCACGCTCAAGAGCGCCGTCGAAAGCCGCAAGCTGGTCTATGGCGAGGTCATGCTCTCAGGCCCGCTGGCTCTCAAGACGACAACAGGGAGCACCAAGGAATATTTGCACCTGGTTGTGCCCATGGCCGCGCACAAGGCGGCGGCGTTTCTTGAGGTATGGTTTGACGACACGCTGTCCACGGCCTCGAGGATCCTCAACTACAATCGGGTCAAGACGCACAGCGGATCCATTTTGCAGGAGGCCGATTCCGATCTCGTGGCCGAGGCGCCCGGCTGGACAACGGCCCACCGTGGCCGGGGCGTCGCCTACGTGTACGCCCGGCTCAAGTATGACAGCACGGTCTGGTCGAACGGCGTCAAGAACGTCAAGGCGGTTGTGCGCGGCAAGGCCCTGTACGACCCGCGCCTTGCAACCGTGTCCATCGCGTCCACAGCCGCCGGAGCCCCGGCTGTCATCATCACGGCAACGCCGCATGGCCTGGCCGTGGGTGATGAAATTTTCATCCTGGGCCATGCGCATTTGGCGAAATATTACACCGTGCTCACCGCGCCAGCATCGACAATGCTCACCCTGGCCAGCCAGACGGGCGGCGCGGCTGTTTCCCTGGAGGCCTCCAGCACGGGCGGCGAAATCTCGCGCCTGCGCTGGAGCAACAACTGGGCGCTGGCCGTGCTGGATTATCTGCTTTGGTTTGACGCCCTGAACGCCCGGTTGGCTGAAATCGATGCTGACTACTGGATCGCAGCGGCCAACGTGAGCGATGAGCAGGTGGCCTTGGGCAGCGCGAGCCTGTGCACGGCGGACGCGGCCACGGATGTGGTCACCCTGGCCGAGGCCGTGCCCTGGCAAACGGGCTTGCAAGTGCGTCTTTCGAGCACAGGCGTTTTGCCCGGCGGGCTTGCGGCAGCGACCTCCTACGCCTGGGTGCGGCTCACGCCGACGACAGGCTACCTGGCCAGCACAAAAGAAAACGCCTTGTACGGCCTTGGGGTGAACATCACCAGCGCCGGGACGGGCGCGCACACCATTTCCGCCGCGCTCTCCTGCACGGTGGACGCCACGGCGGGCAGCGTCACGCTCAAGGACGATGTGCCGCGCGACGACGACGCCGCCGACGATGCGGAGCAGGATTCCATCAGCCCGCAGTTCGGCTGGGCGACAGGCGACGCCGTGCGGTTTTTTCAGGGCACGCCCCCGGCGGGCTTGTCCCTTGGCGTCACCTATTACTGGATCCGGCTTACCAACGCCTCGGGCAAGCTGGCCGCCAGCCACGAGGCAGCGATCACGGGAACGGCGCTGGCCCTGGCCGATGCCGGAAGCGGGCTCACTATGGCCCGCGTGAGCCAGCCGCGCTACACGGCCAATGGCGTCATCGACCTGTCGGAGAAGCACGCGGACAACCTTGACCGCCTGCGCGCCGCGGCTGGCGGCGTGCTGCCCTATGTGCAAGGCAAGTACCGGCTGCATGCGTCCGCCGCCACGACGCCGACCTTTGAGCTCACGGCGGATGATCTGCGCGACACGCTGAAGGTGCAGGCGAGGCCCGCCAAGCGCGAGCTGTTCAATGCGGTGCGCGGCACCTTTGTTGACCCCACCCAGTTGTGGGAGCCCTCGGACCTGCCCGCCGTGGTGAGCGAGCAGTACGCTGCGGAGGATGGAGAGCAGATCTTCAAGGATGTGGAGCACCACTTCATCACCGACTGCATCCGGGGCCAGCGCGTGAACAAGATCATCCTGGAGGCCGGGCGGCAGGGCATGACGGTTGAGTTCCCGGCGCGGCTCACCGCCGGGCAGCATTCGAGCATGAGCATCGCGCCCTGGGACGTGGGCGCGTTGACGATTGATCAGCTCGGCTGGGAGGGCAAGCTCTTCCGTTGCCTGGCCTGGAAGATCGCCGATGACCAGGGCATTGACTTGAGCCTGCAGGAGTATGCGGCCTCCGCCTACGACTGGGATCCTTCCGAGGCGGCGCATGCCGACACCGCACCCAACACCAGCCTGGCCAACCCCTGGGACGTGGCCGCGCCAACTGGGCTTGTGCTCACGACGGGCGCGTCCATCTACACCTATGGCGCCGATGGCACCATAAGCCCGCGTCTGCTTGTGTCCTGGGCGGCTCCAGC